TTTCCTTCATTTGTGTGGCATAGAGTTAAACCAGTAACGAAAGGAGTAAGATATTCATTGGTAATGTGGAACCTTGGATATCCATTTAAATAATATGGAATTTTACGAATTTTTTAAAACACCGATATGGGTTGAGAATAAACCAGAGTTTGTTAGATCTTTAAACAAAGCATCTAATAAATATATTAAACAAGCTAAAAAAAAAAATAAAGATTACATAAAAAAATATGGTGATTTTTGTACAAGCTATCATTCAACACATCTTACATTAGATAATGACTTTTTAGATTTTAGAAACTATGTGGGTCAAAAATCTTTTGATTTTTTAGATTGGCAAGGTTTTGATATGTCCCACTATCAAACTATGTTTCATGAGATGTGGGTACAAGAGTTTGCTAAAAAAGGTGGTGGTCATCATTCAGCACACATACATTGGAATCAACACGTATCAGGTTTTTACTTTTTAAAAGCAAGTGATAAAACATCAATGCCTGTATTTCATGAACCAAGAACCGGGGCGCGTGCTACAAAGTTAATTACAAAATCAAAAGACTTGAGTCATGGTAGTGAACTCGTACATTTTAAAGTACAACCAGGAACATTAATAATATTTCCAGGATACTTAGAACATGAGTTTACTGTAGATCATGGTAAAGATCCTTTTAGATTTATACATTTTAATATACAAGCAGTTCCGAAAATGATGGCAAAAAATGCTTAAGCATTCTTTTACATATACTATCATTGAAGATTACATTGATGTAGATCCCAAATCAAAGGAAGTAATTAAAAAAATTAAACTTAAAGATGATGAAAAAATTCCAGGAATGAATCAAACTTCTTTTTATGATATAAATGAAAGTTTAAATAAACTAGTAATTAAAAAATTAGGTCCCCTTTTAAAATCTTTTGATTTAAAATTAAACTATTGTTGGGTTCAAAAATATTTAAAATACGGCCACCACTCAATTCACACCCATCACCCTAAACATAAATCATTTGTTTGGTTTATTGAGGGGGATAAAAATTCTTCTCCTCTTTCTTTTTATGATGTGGGTTACCCTTACGTAGATATAAACACCCCTAAAGATTTTAAATTTGTACCTGGTACATTGTTATTATTTCCTGGGTATATGCCTCATGAAGTAAGACCTAATAAAAATAATAATAGATTAGTGGTGAGTGGAAATCTTGTTTAAAGAAACAATTATACCTGAAGAAACAATTAAAGATATTTTATCTTTAATAAATAAATATAATTTTAAAGATATTAGCAATGAATCGTGCACTAAAAATGGTTATCAAACACCTAATATAGTAGGTATTTTTAATGAAAGTATATTAAAAAAAATATTACCTTTTGATAATTTTTACAAAAAAATATTTTGGATACATTATATTAAATACCATAAAGATGGTTATCAAGTAGAACATGATCATAAAAAAACAGAAAAATATTCTTTTATATTATATCTTAATAATTCTGACGGAGATACTGTTTTTAAAGAACCTGTAAACAAAAAAATAACACCTAAGTTAGGTAAATTAATTTTTTTTGATTCTGATATATCACATAGAGCAGAAATTTCTAATGAAGGTAAACAAGTTTTAGTAGGCGCAATAGATGAAAAAACACAAATTTCCAAAAGATAGTTTTATTAGAGGGTGGTATATGCCAGAAGAAGTTTGTGATGGGATGATTAATTATTTTAACAAAAATAAACATTTAACTAATAAAGGAACTTGTTTAGACATGGGAAAAGAAACAGTTAATAATCAAAATAAAGAGTCAATAGATTTAGATGTACAATACGATAACTTTCAAAAAGGTGTTGGTGAATATAGATATTTTTTACAAAAAGCTTTAAATTTATATGTAAAAGAGTTTCCTGAAATAAATTGGCTTCCTAAATTTGATATAGAAAATTTTAATATTCAATGGTATCCTAAAAATGGTGGTTTTAAAAGATGGCATTATGAAAGAGGAGAACAAGCTAACATGTATAGAGTTTTAGTTTTTATGACATATTTAAATACTGTAGAAAACGGAGGGACTAATTTTAAATATCAAAACTTAACTACACCCGCAGTAAAAGGTTTGACTATAATTTGGCCACCAGACTGGACACATACTCACAAAGGTCAGATAGTTAATAAAGAAAAGATAATAGCTACAGGATGGTATAGGCTTATATGAAAATATATAAAAACATTTTAAAAGAAGATGACAAGAAAAAAATTTTTAAATTTATTAAAAAAGAAGTAGAAGATTTAGGGGGAAGTTACCCTTGTTTACAAACACAAAACAATATTCATTTAAAACCTGAAATGAAATCTTTTGTAGAGTCAGTACAGAAATATATAAAACCATATAAAATACATAAATGTTGGGGTGTGTGTTCTGTAGGAAATATAATCTGTTGGCATAATCATCCTGATTGTAAATATTCATTTGTTTACTACTTACACAATCCTAGTGAAGATGGCACTATTTTTCTTGAATCTTCAGAATATTATGATGTAATAAAACATACAAAAGGAGTTGAAAATAGTTTATTGAAGTTTGATAATTTACAGAAACATTCAATACCTCTTACTTCTAAAAAAATAAAAAGGTATACAATAGCGTTTGATATAATATGAGTTTTAAAAAAAATAAATACATAGTTATTCGCAATGCAATAACAAAAGATCTAGCAACGTTTGTTGCAAATTATTTTTTAATGAAAAAACAAGTTTACGATACTTGCATAAAACATAGATACATTTCACCATATGAAAATATGCTCGGTTTTTATGAAACTAAAAAAGACCAGGTAGAAAATACCTACTCTTCATATTCTGATATAGCTATGGAAACTTTAATGCTTAAATGTCAACCAGAAATGGAAAAAGCAACAAAACTTAAATTACACCCCGCATACTCATATGCAAGGGTTTATAAAAAAGGCGATAAACTTAAGAGACATACAGACAGATTTAGTTGTGAAATATCTACGACTATGAATTTAGGCGGCGACCTTTGGCCTATATATTTAGAACCCTCTGGAGAAAAAAATAAAAAAGGTGTTCGAGTAGATTTAAAACCAGGAGATATGTTGGTTTATAAAGGTTGCGAGCTAGAACATTGGAGAGAAAAATTTAAAGGTACAGAATGTATACAAGTTTTTTTACATTATAATAATCGCAACACATCAAACGCTAATGATAATATTTTTGACACACGACCACACTTAGGTTTACCAAACTGGTTTAGGAAGTGATAAATTTTAATTTTCCTATATTAAAAAATAAACTTAAACAAAACTCTAGAATAAAAAAAGAATTGTTAGAGTTAATAAATAAACAAGAATCAAATTTTTTAAAACAGGACGATGATTATTTTACAGACAATATTTCAAGAGTAGATTGGGATAGAAAAGCTGACACAACAAGAAAGTGGGTTAATTTAGTTGGTCCTCATTTACAGAAACATTTTACAGAAGAAGTAAAAAAAATAGGTTTATCTAAAGTACAAATTTACGAGCTATGGTTTCAACAATACTATAAAGGAGATACTCATGGTTGGCATACACATGGACATAACTTCACAGGTGTATACTATTTAGAGTTTGGAAAAAACTCTCCTAGAACTCAAATAGTAGAACCGTTATCTTTAAGAATTATAGATGTAGATGTAAAACAAGGGGATGTTATTATATTTCCAAGTATGTTTATTCATAGAGCGCCTCCCTCTAAAACTAGAAAAAGAAAAACTATTATCTCATTTAATTTTAATGCTGATTATGTAGAAGAGGGTTTTTTAAAAAAAATAAAAGAACATGAAGATCATAGATAATTATTTACCCAAAAAAAACTTTGTTGCAATACAAAAACTTTTTATGTCACCAGAATTTCCTTATTATTTTAATAACACAGTTGCATATGCAACTGATAAAGATTTTTATTTTACTCACACAATTTACGATAAAAATCTTGTTAATAGTGAGCACTACAAAACACTTGATCCTCTACTAACAAAACTAGACACCATGTTTTTAAGAAGAGTAAAAGTAAATTGCTACACAAGAAGTGAAAAAATAATAAAACACAAAGCACACAGGGACTACGAAATACCACACAAAGGAGCTATACTTTCTTTGAATACTTGTAATGGAGGAACTTACATAGGAAAAAAATTTATAAAATCAGTAGAAAATCGTATATTATTATTTGATCCTTCTGTTCTTCATTTTAGCACTAACTGTACAGACCAACAAGCTAGATTTAATATCAACATAAATTGGAAATAATAGCTATATTTTTACCAGTTTTATTATATAGTGGCTAACAAACAGGATTTTATATGTTACAAAAAATAGGCTTTGCACCAGGATTCAATAAACAAATTACCGAAACTACTGCCGAAGGACAATGGGTAGATGGAGATAATGTAAGGTTTCGTTATGGAACACCTGAAAAAATAGGTGGTTGGTCACAATTAGGTGAAAATAAAATGACAGGGGCTGCAAGAGCTTTATTTCATTTAGTTAATATTGAAGGTATAAAATACTCTATTATCGGAACAAATAGAATTTTGTATGCTTACACGGGAGGTATTTTCTATGACATACACCCTATTAGAGAAACTTTAACTTTAACAAATGCATTTAGCACAACAAATGGTTCAACAACAGTTACAGTAACTTATGCAAGTCCTCACGGATTAAATGCAAAAGATATAGTTTTACTAGATAATTTTTCTACTATTACAAATTCAAATTATACTGCGACAGATTTTAATGATAAAAAATTTATGGTAACATCTGCGCCCTCAGCGCTTACTCTTACAATTACAATGCCTTCAGCTGAAACAGGATCCGGTGCTACAACATCTGGCGGTATTAGATCGCAAGCCTATTACAGTGTTGGTCCTGCAGAACAGTTACCTGGTTTTGGTTGGGGTCTTGCACAATACGGTGGTACAGTTGCTAACGCAAAAACCACAACATTAAATGGTGGAATCAATGATACAACTACAACTATTGTATTAACAAGTGCAGTAAATTTTCCATCATCAGGAACTAATTTTATACAAATAGGAACAGAAGAAATTTCATACACAGGTATATCAACAAATACTTTAACCGGCGTTACAAGAGGTGTTAGAAATACTACAGCAGCATCTCATAGCAATGGTGCAACAATAACAAATACTTCTGATTTTGTTGCATGGGGAGAAGCTGCATCTGGTGATTTAGTAATTGACCCAGGTCTTTGGAGCATTGATGGTTTTGGTAAAAAAGTAATTGCTTTAATTCACAATGGACAAGTTTTTGAATGGAATTCAAATGCATCTAATGCAACATCAACAAGAGCTACAATTATATCGGGTGCACCAACAGCGTCACGTGATATGTTAGTATCTACTCCCGATCGTCACTTAGTATTTTTTGGCACAGAAACAACAATTGGTGATCCAACAACTCAAGATGAAATGTTTATTAGATTTTCAGATCAAGAAGATATTAATACATATCAACCAACAGCAGTTAACACAGCAGGTACACAAAGACTTGCAGATGGATCAAAAATTGTAGGTGCGGTTAGAGGTAGAGATGCAACTTATATTTGGAC